TTATCCCCAGAGAAAATATTGTTGGTAAACCAAGAATGCGTCAGGCTGGCTGCTCGGATGTCATTGATAGATTCGAAGTCAGGCATTCTTCGGGTGGTATAAGTACTTGTAATATGAAAACTTTTGAACAAACATGGCGAAAGTGGCAGGGGTCTGAACCTGATGTAATTCTTCTTGACGAAGAGCCGGAAGATTTCAAAATATATCTCGAAGCCCTTACCCGACTACTAACAAGCCACGGCATAATGATGGTCACGTTTACCCCGCTACTCGGCCAGACAACACTTGTACGCCACTTTCACGACGCTACACATGATGGCGTCTGGTTAGGTCATGCCACATGGGAAGATGCCCCACACCTGCTAAAGAAAGAACGCGATAGAATAGCCGCTTCTTATCCTTCGTGGCAATTACAGGCCCGTACAATGGGTGTGCCGATGATGGGTGAAGGGGCAATCTTCACTATCCCTGAAGATGAAATCATGGTGGATAGTTTTGAAATCCCCAGCTTCTGGCCGCAGATTAAAGGGATTGATTTTGGTATCGGGCATCCGTTCGGTTATTCACGTCTGGCGCATGATCGTGATAACGATATTGTTTATTTAACAGATTGCTACCGAAAGACTGACCGACTTGCGCCCTACCATGCTGAACGGGTCAAAGGAAACACTAACTGGATACCCGTGTCGTGGCCGCACGATGGTCATAAACGTGATTCCAAAGGTGTCGAATACCAGAAGAACTACAAGAATCTTGGTCTTAACATGATGGGTAAGTCGGCCCGCTATGATAATGATAAAGGCGGTGCCCAAGGGGTATGGCCTATCATAGAAACCTTGAAAGAACGTGAAGAAACCGGACGCTTTAAAGTCTTCAGGACGTGCCACGATTATCTTGAAGAACGCCGTAACTATCACATCAAACGTGACAAGAACGATGTCGCAGAAATTGTCGTTCGCAGGGACGATACACTCAAAGCTGCGTTTTATGCCCTGATGATGCTGAGAAAAGCTAAAACACGGTCAGAAACTATGCACAAACGAAAATCTTCACCACAGAAATCCATTATGAGTTCCAGACTATGAGGTATAGCGCAAACAAACCGCCCAAGACACGATCTGAGCTTGATGCGTTCGTCAGGGGGATGGGATTGAATCCTTACGGTGTTGTTGAGTATAAAGGCCGTGATATTTTCATTGCTGAAAGCGATCTTGAAACTGACCAGAAACACGTTTCACCTTTTGGTTACTGGCAGACTATGTGGTTCACCACTGCACCGAACTCAGATGAGAAAATGGATATGGGTCGCTGGATAGACTTCGATGCGTTCCACGATCAGGAGCAGGGCTGGACAGCCGAAGCCAAGCGAAAGGCGCGCATACAATCAACAGTAGAAGATGCAGAGCGATGGATCGACAAGAACATAGAAAAGGGTCGTTTTGATGCCTAAGAAAACCCGGTTCACAAAGGATGATAGAAATCATATTGCTGATTTTATTGTTGATACACACCGAAAGCGTAAGCGTGAACGCAGTCATTTTGACAAGCAGGTGATTGAGATAGACCGTCAGCTAAGAATGGAGCCTGACCTGTCGGTAAAGAAAAACGCTAACGGTGATATTGACGAATCAAAAGCCTGGATGCCAGAGGCCGAATTACCTTTACAGTCTCAAACACTTGAAGTCACTGAAGCGGATGCAATAAGGATGTTAATCCCGCGTTCAGGGCCGTGGTTTGAAGCGCAGGCCGCGATAACAGATGAATATCTTGAGCGGGTAGACTTCCAATCACTTATTACGGGTGATGAAAACGATATTCCGTCAAAAATCACACAGGACAATACCAATAAACTTGTTTATGGACTGTTGAACAACTGGCATCACCAGTATAACTTCAGGGGGCATATCGGGTTAATTGTTGGCGAGTCGATCAAATATTCAATGGGTATAGGTCGCGCACGGGTCGTGAACAAACGGGTTTTCCTGCACACGACTAAAGGCGTGATGAAAAAGGAAATGGAAATTCCTGTATTAATCCCCCGTTCGATCAAGCATACCTATCTGGATGATTCTGAAATCGCCCTGATGAACGAAGGTCACATTGTTTCTCCGGGTCACATCTTTTCAAAGAAGATGAAGCTGAAAGATATTCAGCTAGCATCACAAAAAGGCAATGACAGAACAGAAGACATTTTGAACGGTGGCTGGATAAAAAACACCCTTAAAGGTCTTGATGGGGATAAGAACGGTGATATAGAGTTTTTGGAGTGGGAAGGCGACATGGTCATTCCCCGAAAAACAACCGGGTCGTTATATCTTCCGAACGCCATCATAACGATGGTTGTTGGAATGGTGGATAAAAACACCGAATCACGACTGATACGAATCAGGAAGAACAAAGGATCTTTTTCAAGTGTAATCGAATTTCCCTACCATCAGGAGCACATAGACTCTCCGTATGGATCGAGTCCGTTAATGAAGGGTCGCGCTGTACACGGTTCGGCGGTTTACTCATTAAATAGACTGTTAGAAGCAGCCGCTTACGACGCACAACCGGCTATCTCTTATGATGAAGATGATGAAGAACCTGAAATCTATCCGGGGGCTAAAGTATCTGGATCGGGTGAGATTAATGTTTTGAAGATAGGGAATCCTGGTGCGTTATTTGGTGTTTACCAGGGATTTTTAGGTCAATTTGCCGATGTCACCGGCGTAAACGCTCCAAGACTGGGCGCCCAGACGGTAAGCCACACAACCGCATTCGCCAAGGACGCCGAACTACAACGGGGTCAAGCACGAACGATTGACTTCGTAGACGATACGTTATCAGGCCCGCTTGAACGCTGGCTTGACATTGAATACGAACTTTCACTGATGAGCATGAAGGGCGATGTCACCTTTAACATTCCACAGTACGGTGGATATGTCACTATCAATAAAAGCCATCTTCCGAAAGAAGTTGGGTTTATTGCACACGGTTCCAGTGGTCCTGCTGAAGAACAACAGAAGATGCAAAACCGTCTACAGTCACTTAATCAGGCTGTGCAAATGGACACCCTGTTAATGCAGCAACAGCTTCAGTTAGGCCAGAAACCAACACCGGTTGTAGACCTTGAGCAGGCGATTAAACAGACACTGAAAGATGGAGGCTGGATAGATGTCGATACTATCACCAGAAGCGAAGAGCCTGCTGAAGGAGCTGCGGGAGCGCCCGGAGTGGAAGGAGGTGTTGGACCAGATCCGGGAAACACCAGTACCGCCCTTCAAGCCCTCGCGTTCGGCCAGCAATAACACATTGCCGGTCGAAGTACAGGAACGAAACTGGATTTACGCCAGTGGTCGTCAGAAAGAGCGCGACCTTCTTTATAAACTACTAACACTCGGAGAATTTAAAGATGAGTGAGCAAACCGTGAGTACGACTGAGGTTGATCCGCCAAAGGACTCTGCCGAACCAGTAACGACTGCACAGGATGATCTTGATGCCCTTTTAAATGAATATCAGGAACCGGTTAAAGAACCTGAAGTTAAACCTGAAGTTAAACCTGAAGTCTCTCCTGACCGTTTGGCGGCTGTCGAACAGTTCATGGAACGTCAGGACAAGGTTGATACAAACTCTGCCTTATCTGAAGCGGCTACCTTGTTCAAGAAATCAGCCGGTGAGTCGGTTAGTGGACGGTCAAGTGATGATATTGAAGGATTAATACATCTTGAAGCGTTCAGGAATCGGAAAGTAGCAGAAGCTTTTCAGGACAGATTTAATCATCCTGATAAATGGAACCAGATAGTTTCTGCACTGGGTAAGAAGTTTTCCGAGAGTTCATCGAATACCGATCAAACCTCGACAGATAGCTGGAACGCTGTTGACTCAGCTATACATTCAGCGTCAAGCTCTACGAGTACAGATGATACACCCCCTGACCTTAACAAAATGACCGATCAGGAGTTTGCACAGTACAAAAGTTCAATGAAGTAACTGCCACACCATTATGTAGTTACTCGCACTACCGTGATTGATGTTTGAAGCAGACACGTTCCAGTGATCTGTTGATTAACTCCGATGCACAGGTAAATGGTAAACCATTTGCAAAGGAGGCCAATCATGGCTGCTTTAACCACGACAGGTACCGCTACCACTCAGATGGAGCGCCCTGTTAATACGATCTTCAAACAAACGCTTTTGCGTAACGCGAAGTCCCGCGCCGTACACTTTTTGGGTACGTCACCGGCTTCAATCTCTCACAACATGGGTTCTACCACGGCAACGTGGCGTCGTATTACGATTGGTACCCAGAACCGCACACAGTTGGCTGAACAGACCGTCGCTGGTTTCATGGGTGGAACGCCTTCCCACGAACCGTCAGTAATGACGATTGATTCACCGACTGCAACTGCGTTGAAATACGGTAACTTCATTATCCTTAATGAAGAAGCCGATATTATCAACTTCAACGGCCAAACCGACAAAATCATCGAAGTGCTGGGTATTGATGGCGGGGATTATCTCGACATCCTGCAAAGAACCTCAATGATTAACGGCGTGACACTGGTCTTTGTCGGCGGTGCTGCGAATGTCGGTGCGGTGGCTTCGAAAATCACCAAAGCCTCTGTACAGGCTGTTGTTAATACGCTGGATGTGAACAAGTCCCTGACTTTCACGCCCATGACCACGGGCAGTCAGAACTTCGGAACATCCCAGCTGATGCCTGGATTCATCGGGATTACACATCCTGATGTGGCGATTGACGTAACAGGTCTGGCAGGGTTTAAACCTGCTGAAACCTATGCGGGCCAGACTTCACTGTTCATGGGTGAGTTTGGTTCACTGACGGTTGCTGGACAGACGGTTCGGTTCCTGTCAGGTCATAACGCCGATGTTCAGATTGATACGGGTGCTGCTGTAGGTGCTACGGGCCTGAAGTCTGATGGTGGTGCCAATATCGACACCTATACCACCATGATCTATGGTCAAGATGCGTTCGGGTCATTGGGGTTCGGTGCAACACACCCTGACGGGTCATTCACAGCCGGTGATGATGTCTCATCCATACGCTTGATCCATAAAGGACTGGGTTCGGGTGGTACGTCTGATCCGTTCGATGAAATCTCAACCATTGCGTACAAGTTCTGGCACGCAGGCGTTGTCCTTAACCCTGATTGGGGTCGAGGTATCGTATCCGGCGCTACAGAGCTGGTGTAACAGATTGGGGGCGAAAGCCCCCTTTCCTTTAGGAGAAATAATGTCTACTGAAAAAGTCTCAATTCACGATCCGAGAAACGATTATCAGAAAATGTCCCGTTACGAAGTATGGGCAGCTCTTGATAAGGCCAATATAAAGTACCAGTCAGGTTGTACGCATGATGCAGGGGTAAAGATACTCCAGGCTAATCAGGTTAACCCGCGTGATGTGCTGGAGTGGGAATCGGTTCGGTTAAAGAACGAGAAAGGCGACATTGTTTCACAGGACTATCCAAAACGAACAATCTCCACCATGAATCCGGCTGAAGAAGAACGCCGCAGTCAGGTGATGGCGCAGTGTCTTGAAGATGCTGCCAAGAAAGAAGAAGGGTCAAAGACCGAAATAGGCGAACTGAAAGAACAGGTCGCAGCTTTAACCAAAGCATTGCAGGGAATGACTGAATCCCGTGGTGAGCTTAGACAGGTTGCACAGGAGCAGGCGGTTAAACTGAAAGAAACCGATCCCCTTAATATGAAATATATGGCCCAGAAAAAGTGGCTGAACGAACACGGAATTACTATCAAAAAGGGCGATGATGTCAAATCAATGATTGCATCTGTTCTGGAGAAAGAGAATGCCGAAGACCCTTCTGACGGGAGTTAACGAAGTCCTTAAGCGGGTTTCGATTATATCCGAAAACAATATCCTGAGTTCTCTGACGAATTCAGGAAAGCAGGTCTTTATCGACCTTGCGGTTCAGGCATGGAATGAAACCGTTGACCAGCTTTACTCAAAAGCACGCACCCTAAAGCCCTATCAAGGTGCTGAGAGCTTTATCCTGCTGGTAGCGGGGATCAGGCACTATGACCTTGAAGACGACCTTATACAGGTCAGGTGGCCGATGCACGAGGAAACAAAAGGGTTCTATCTTGATGAGTACAAAGGTGGATATGAGGAATTAAGAAACATCCAGACCCAGCCTGCTAACTTTAAGGGACAGCCGTTTACCGCTGCAATCAGTCCGATTGAAAAGCAGATTTACATTGATCGTGTGCCTACCTCAGAAGTTGCTGGTTACAAGTATGTTTACTTTTACTGGCGGGATACGGTTTTAGAAAAGGCTACCGATCAGTTCCCGTTTGATAACGGTGTCTTTAGAGCATTAGTGCCTGCTGTTGCTGAGATTTACAAATACAACCAGAAAGGGGTTAAGAGTTCAGCCTCTGCACAGGTTCAGAGTATTGTCTTTAAAGGGGCCTTCGGACGTGCAATAAGAATGGTCAATCAAACCCCGCCTGATCGGTCTTATATCAAGCGTTATGGGGTGAGAAACCAGGGTCCATTGGGGCATTCACCATTTGATCCATGATATGATAACGAGAGCAGGTTGCTGTTAACAACCTGTCCCTAACCAACTTGACTTATAAGGAGTCAAAATGACTAAAATTATATTAACACAATCTCGTTTAAAGGAAGTGCTTAGATATAACCCTGAAACTGGAAAGTTTACGTGGTTAGTAAATTGTGGAAAGAACAGGAACTGTGGGAAAATAGCCGGAGATAATAAAGATTATGATTATTCATCAATCCGTATTGATAATATTCTTTACCGTGCTCCTAGACTAGTCTTCTTGTATATGACGGGTAACTTCCCCGATCAAGTTGACCACATTAATCATCATAGAAATGATGATCGTTGGTTTAACCTAAGGGAAGTATCTTCTAGAGAAAATAATATGAATTTATCCCTACGTAAAACAAATAAATCTGGGTGTATTGGGGTAAATTGGAGGCCAGAAAGAAGTTGTTGGCGTTCTAGGATAGGAGCAAATGATAAACAGTATGTTTTGTATTCTGGAATAGACTTTTTTGAAGCATGTTGCAGACGTAAATCAGCAGAAGCAAACCTTGGTTTCCATGAAAATCATGGGGAATAGATAACATGGCAACAACCGAAGGTGAAGCATCTATTGTATTAAAGTTCGGCGGTGGGGTTCATTCCCGTGCGTCTGAAGAAGACATCGACATTCGAGAATGTGCAGATGGTGAGAACTTTGATCTTGATCTGCAAAACTTTCACCTAAGACGCAGGAAATCCTTTAGCTTAGTAGGAACAGTGCCTAACAATGCTGAAATACGTGGCTTTGTCAGTCTTAAGGATTCCTTTGGTAATATCAGCCTTCTTTACCAGAGTAACGGTAGTAATTTTACGTCTGTTGCGACCGTAAACCCACAGGCAAAACTAAGGGGGAGAATAGACCATAACTGGCTGCTGGATGATCTGTGTATCGTCACAGACATTAATCTTGTTGAAGTGGTAAAGCAGTGGGATGGAACTACATTTTCTGACATTATATTTACAGATGAAATCAGTAATCCATTTGGTTCATTCAAGGCCAAGTATTGCAGTATCCGGGGTGAACGGGCAGCTTACGTTAATGTCATCGACCCTTCGCTAGCACTACCGCATATTATTGTTGGGTCAAAAGTCTCTGACTACAAGAATATAACGGTCTCAAACTTACCCTCATCGGCGTTAGCTGAAGACGATCCTTTTTATCTACTGTCACCAGACCTTAGACAGATCAATGAACTGGTTTCAGCGTTTGGTCTAACTGTTATTTCTACGCAAGACGGAAGCATCTTTAAGATTATTGGTAATTCATCAAAAGACTTCCAGTTCAGTCAGATGTATCAGGACTCAGCCGTATCAGGTGATGAAGGTCTTGCTTACATTGGTAATGACATTTTGTACGGAAGGCCCGGTATTTTAGAATCTCTTGATAGAAGTGATAAGTTTGCAGATGTTGAAACAGACGATTTATCAGTTGGTATATCAAATATTCTAGATGGGTATGTAGACTGGACAATAACCTATAACAAACGAACCCAAAGAGTTTACTGTTATTCACAAGGAACCAATGAGATATGGATTCTTTATAAGCCCCTTGTGGGAACTGAAATCTCCCCGTGGATGAAGATGAAAACACTTCATTCAATGAGCATGAATCCTACAGCAATGATGAACGCCTACGATCCAGTTACCGGATTGGAGGAAGTGTTCTTCGGTGATAGTCAGGGGAACGTTTTCAAGATGGACGGCGGTGATTCGACCAGTGGTGATGGTGGAATAAATTCAATCCGCATGACCCGAAAGTCGAAGATGATTTCACTGCCTGACAATGCGCAAAGCATGGCTATTGAAGGCTGGATTAAATACAGAAAGCTTGAAGACGTTACCGTTAAATTAAGGTTTCTGTTTCAGGGTGAACAGACCTATAACCATGAAATAGATATTCAGTTAACAAGTACACCTGCAAATTACTTTGGTGGTCCAAACTACTTCGGAGGTCCAAACTATTTTGGAACAACCACAAACAACATCGCCAGAGAGATTATCGGAATCCCCGGTAAAAGTAACGACTTCCAGATCGAAGTTATCACTGAAGACAAAAAAGAAGTCTCAATCTCTGAAATCGGCCTCCAGTTCGACATCGCGTAAGTATCGTAGAAGCAGGACATTAAAACGAAACCCTGATTTCCATGAACTACGCGAAGAAGACAAACGGTATATCTGGGCAGCGTATAAGTTAGGGACATTCGGTGATGTTGAAGGTCAGGAAGAATTCGACAATAAGTTGAATATGTATCTAGCCATGAATGATGTGATGTATGTTTTTGAGGCACAGACAAAGAAAGGCAGAATACCAATCGGTATTTTAACCGGAAAGTTAATGGGTCCGATCATGTGGTTAGGTGATGGTATCTGGTTCCCATGGGCGTCAGATCGAAATAAATACGAAT